TTAATCGGACGCTTTTAAATTTTTATTTTTCCCAGCAGAAAAATTAGCTTTCCCGCTGTTTTGCAACTCAACAAGAGGAGATAACCGTCGGTAAACAGCCAAAAGTATCTTTAACTGAACCAGTTCATCTGCCCCCGATAGTTGAACCAAGTTTTTACGTTGTTCTTCACTAAGTGCCATCACAGATTCAAGTGATTTAACTGCGTCAGAAACAAGTTCAATCTCTTTAATTTGATTCTGTATACGCAGCTTCTCTGATTTCAACTTTGCCCATTCTCTTTGTCGATATGTACGCATCACCTGATCGTAAACTTTGTTGGCAGCCAGAATACTTCCACCAACAGCAGTAACTAACTCAGCAATCTGCCAAGAGATATCAATAAGAGCAGACAATTCAATAAAGCCAGGAGAGGCATACTGAATTTTTTTCACTACAGGACGTAAATCTGGTGGAGTCGCACTGTAAGCCCCTCTAAAAAAGTTCACCACACTGTGCCCCCCCTCCCAAGGCATTGTTGAATATCCTCTTGATCCTCCTTTTAGGCCATAAAAAAAACCATATAGCTGCAAATACTCTTTCGTTAAGACCGCGAAATCAGCTAACTCCCAACGATTATCAAGCTCAATTATAACTTTTTCCATTTTCCACCAACCTGTCCAACTTTAAAGATTGACTTTTAAGTATATGATAAACATAGTTTATTAAACGTGATCCACTACTTTTAATGAAGAATATTCCCCAAAACAGAAAGCCCCTCGACTGAGGGGCTTTCTGTTTGTAATTACATCCACATAATTTGCTGCCCTGACGGCAACGGGTGCGGCCTTACGGCGTGGACTTCTCCCGGCTTCACAATGTATCGCTGTACCGACTCATAAGTGATGAACGTGGCGCTGCAATTCACGTTCTGACACTGGTGATAACGCTCTTTTGTCGTGTCAGTGATATAGCGACTTGTACGCGCATGTGCGGCATGCTGGCATAAAGGACAATGAAACATCGCGAGCACCTCTTCCGGTTTTGTTGATGGTGCCATTTTAGTTAATTTATCCTTATAAAACAAATAGATAAAATAAAAACATCACTCATCATCTTCTGTTTCGTACTCCACATCAGAAAGCCTGACCTCAAGCTCCAGGGACGTCGTGAAGCCGCTATTATTCAGAAAATGTGTCACCTTAGTGATTGTCCAGTCCTGCTCGTCTATGACGCGCTTACACGACCCGCGTCGTCAGGCGGCGCTGCTGTACTGGCAGGGGTTTTCCGTGCCGCAGATTGCCGCCATGTTGCAGATGAAACGCCCGACGGTGCAGAGCTGGAAACAGCGCGACGGCTGGGACAGCGTTGCCCCCATCAGCCGTGTCGAAATGAGTCTGGAAGCGCGGCTGACCCAGCTCATCATCAAACCGCAGAAAACCGGCGGTGACTTCAAGGAAATTGACCTGCTGGGACGCCAGATTGAACGACTGGCACGGGTAAACCGTTACAGTCAGACCGGCAACGAGGCAGACCTTAATCCGAACGTCGCTAACCGCAACAAAGGCGGACGGCGCAAACCGAAAAAGAATTTTTTCAGTGACGAGGCCATCGAAAAGCTGGAGCAGATTTTCTTTGAGCAGTCTTTCGATTATCAGTTGCACTGGTATCGCGCCGGGCTTGAGCACCGCATCCGCGATATCCTGAAATCCCGCCAGATTGGCGCAACGTTTTATTTTTCCCGCGAGGCGCTGCTGCGCGCCCTGAAAACCGGTCATAACCAGATTTTTCTGTCGGCCAGTAAAACGCAGGCGTATGTGTTCCGCGAATACATCATCGCCTTTGCCCGGCTGGTTGACGTTGACCTGACCGGTGACCCGATTGTCCTGGGCAATAACGGCGCAAAACTGATTTTTCTCGGCACCAACTCCAACACCGCGCAGAGTCATAACGGCGACCTGTATGTCGACGAGATTTTCTGGATCCCGAATTTTCAGGTACTGCGTAAGGTGGCATCAGGTATGGCCTCACAGAGTCACCTGCGCTCGACCTATTTCTCCACCCCGTCCACGCTGGCGCACGACGCCTACCCGTTCTGGTCGGGTGAACTGTTTAACCGGGGACGCGCCAGCGCCGCTGAACGCGTGGAAATCGACGTCAGTCATAACGCCCTTGCCGGAGGTCTTCTCTGTGCGGACGGCCAGTGGCGGCAGATTGTCACCATTGAGGACGCCCTGAAAGGTGGCTGCACATTGTTCGACATTGAGCAGCTTAAACGCGAAAACAGCGCCGACGATTTTAAAAACCTGTTCATGTGTGAATTTGTTGATGACAAGGCATCGGTATTCCCGTTCGAGGAGCTGCAACGCTGCATGGTCGACACGCTGGAAGAATGGGAAGACTATGCGCCGTTTGCCGCAAATCCGTTCGGCTCCCGACCGGTATGGATTGGTTACGACCCGTCACACCGTGGCGACAGCGCCGGATGCGTGGTACTGGCACCGCCGGTGGTGGCCGGTGGCAAATTCAGAATACTTGAGCGTCACCAGTGGAAAGGTATGGACTTTGCCACCCAGGCGGAATCCATCCGCAAACTCACCGAAAAATACAACGTCGAATACATCGGTATTGATGCCACCGGCCTCGGTGTCGGCGTGTTCCAGCTTGTGCGCTCGTTCTATCCCGCCGCGCGCGACATCCGCTACACGCCGGAAATGAAAACCGCAATGGTGCTCAAGGCAAAAGACGTTATCCGCCGTGGCTGTCTGGAATATGACGTCAGCGCCACCGACATCACCAGCTCGTTCATGGCTATCCGCAAGACCATGACCAGCAGCGGACGCAGCGCCACCTATGAGGCCAGCCGCAGCGAGGAAGCCAGCCACGCCGACCTCGCCTGGGCGACCATGCACGCCCTGTTAAATGAGCCACTCACCGCCGGTATCAGCACTCCGCTGACATCCACCATTCTGGAGTTTTACTGATGAGCAAGAAAAAAGGGAAAACACCGCAACCTGCGGCAAAAACAATGACCGCCAGCGCCCCGAAAATGGAGGCATTCACCTTTGGTGAGCCGGTGCCGGTACTCGACCGCCGTGACATTCTGGATTACGTCGAATGCATCAGTAACGGCAGATGGTATGAGCCACCAGTCAGCTTTACCGGTCTGGCAAAAAGCCTGCGTGCTGCCGTGCATCACAGCTCCCCGATTTACGTCAAACGTAATATTCTGGCTTCAACGTTTATCCCGCACCCGTGGCTTTCCCAGCAGGATTTCAGCCGTTTTGTGCTGGATTTTCTGGTGTTCGGTAATGCGTTTCTGGAAAAGCGTTACAGCACCACCGGTAAGGTCATCAGACTGGAAACCTCACCGGCAAAATATACCCGCCGTGGCGTGGAGGAGGATGTTTACTGGTGGGTGCCGTCCTTCAACGAGCCGACAGCCTTCACGCCCGGCTCCGTGTTTCACCTGCTGGAGCCGGATATTAATCAGGAGCTGTACGGCCTGCCGGAATATCTCAGCGCCCTTAACTCTGCCTGGCTGAATGAGTCGGCCACGCTGTTCCGCCGCAAGTATTACGAAAACGGCGCACATGCCGGATACATCATGTACGTCACCGATGCCGTGCAGGACCGCAACGATATCGAAATGCTTCGCGAAAACATGGTTAAGTCGAAAGGCCGCAACAACTTTAAAAACCTGTTTCTCTATGCCCCGCAGGGGAAAGCTGACGGCATTAAAATTATCCCGCTCAGTGAAGTGGCAACGAAGGACGATTTTTTTAATATCAAAAAAGCCAGTGCCGCAGACCTGCTGGATGCGCACCGCATCCCCTTTCAGTTGATGGGCGGCAAGCCGGAGAACGTCGGGTCGTTGGGTGATATTGAGAAAGTGGCAAAGGTCTTTGTCCGCAATGAGCTTATCCCGTTACAGGACAGGATCCGCGAGATAAACGGCTGGCTCGGTCAGGAGGTCATCCGCTTTAAAAACTACTCACTGGACACTGACAACGGCTAAACATCGCCGCCTGCGGGCGGCTTTTTTACACCCCGTCATCACGCCCTCACACACTCACCACCGCACAAAACAGCCCGCAGACACACCAACGCCCCGGTGCACAATCTAAACGCCATCAAGACGCGCTCAGACGCTGAAAAAATAAAATCAGCACCACCGCCAGCGCGCAGTGCTTTCCCCGCCTCGCCCGCCCGCTTCACGGGGCGGTTTTAATGCAGTTGCATAGATACTATGGATCCGCACCAGTCCTGACCGCACGCAGCCTGAACGGACATCCCCAACGCATGCAAAAACATTCACTTGTTGCATGCATAGCTTTTTAAGTACGCCATACCGCAACTGTACATTTTTAAGCAATTGGCAACTTTAAAAAATTTACATTGCTTTCAAGACCTTATCATCCGTAGTCTCTGTTTTTTACTTTGAGCTACATCAATAAAATCTCAAACATGTTTAATGCAAAGCCCTTGTTACACAACATAGAATGTATGTCTAGAAACAACGACATACTATATGTTGTGTTTTTCCGGCTCTCTGTTCGGTGATATGCCAAATCACTTTGCGTTTAAACAGAGCATTATTTCAGGGCAAGACTTCGCTCAAAAGTCATTCCACCTAAGAAGCGCATATACCGGTGGAAGTTGCCCTCTACTTACAGGAGGCAATATGAAGAAATGCTATTACTGCATTCTCGTTCTGGCCCTCTTTGGCTATCCAAACGGTAGTCCGAGTGGTTTGTCAGTAAACGTCAGTAATATCAATGTCAGCATTATGCTTTAATATGCTTCAAACAAAAAAACCACCTGCCAGGGTGGTTTTTTTGCGCCCATCATCAATACGATGAAAGACTGACAAGACTTCGCTCAAGACGAATTATGCGTCGACATAAGGTTACCCGCAATGATTTTATTAGACTAAATGGATGGCCTTTTATGACCCGGATCAAACGGCTGTCCTTACCGACATGCTAGTCACTCAATAGCATTTAGCCTTCTAATTCAGCATGCTATTGACCTTCTGCTGCCCCATAACTGCTCCGCATAAGCCATTCAATGCCATATCAAATCACGTTGTGTTTTTACTCAAATGGGTAACGAGAACCCCGGCCACTCATCAGCAACCGGATACGTGAATTTTTTCCCGTCATAATTTACGGTCGCGCCACGCGCCAGCGCCTCAAGCTCCCATCGTTGCGGCCTGATACCGTTCTGAGCGAGGTCAACGCGGATACGGGTAATTTGCAATCGTTCAGACCTGGTCAGTCTGGCAGATGGTGCAATTTCATGCGGTTTTAACGGGATTCCGTTTCTTTGCTGACGATTTGGTGTTCTCAGTCCGTGTTTTAATGCGCCCCTGAGCGCCATCACGACCTCCGGGTCACTCCATTCGATAACACCGTCATCTACCAGATTAAGCACTGCTGCGGCGTGCTCAGAAGGTGTGGGAGCCGGTAACGAAGTATCACCACCGGTGAGCTTTCCACAGTTATTGACAGGACTCCGAGGCGCGGCGATGCCGCTTTTTAAAGTCAAAGGCTCAACGACCGGCACTTTCGGAACAATGCGCCAGTCCGTCGTTCTGGTGATATGAATATGACGCGCGCCGAGATGCGGCGCGTAAATGCCGACCACTCTCTCGACTTCTTCCTCGTACTCGTTAACGTCATCCGACGGACTACGGGCGACCCTGACAGTCTGACAATCGCGCGGGACATTTGCCCCACCCTGCGCGCTGATATACAACGCAAAATCACCACTGTCTGCGGCAGCGCGAGCAGCCTCGACGCGTTCGTCAAACTCATCAGCAATACTGACGCCGCGAGGCAATTTGCGTAGTTCACGGTAAGCCCCCATTGTCGGCAGTCCAACCGTTTTAAATTGCGGGATGCGCCACGTTGACGCCCATGCGGTAACAGCCGCGGCAGTATCTTTAAGCGGCTTACCGGTATCGTTATCGAGCTGACCATCCAGTGCATAGCCGTCGATATTTTTTGAAATGTATTTCGCGATATATCCCGCAGCACCGCCCCGGTTAAGGTGCTTTGCCTGAAAACGGTTTCGCGCGGCTCCTCTTTCGTCACCATCCTCTTTGAGCGCATAGCGACGCATGATTTCGATAATCTGGTTACGCTGGCGTGGATTACAAAAAAGCATCATATGCCAGTGCGGCGTTCCGTCGTGGTGTGGCTCGACGACACGCAAACCGTAGACCTGTAAATCATTATCCTTGAATGCCGTGCGCATCAGGCTCCAGATGCGGCAGAGATAACGCTGCGCATCCTTTGGATTAAATGCCTCATCGTTCCAGCCGTGATTAAGCTGAACGGTTTTACTTTCGCCTTTTCTGACCTGACGAGTCGGGTGATACTTTGACGGCGCGGTCAGCGTGATAAACATCCCCACATCACCCTCTGCGGCGGCGTAACGCTCAATACCGGCAATGGTGTTCATCAGCTCCATCCGGCGAATTTCAGGATTAGAAATACTGCCCATCACCTTACTGATAAGGTCGATGCGCTCGCCGGTTTCCCTGTTTTCAAGGTCACACGATTTAAGAAATTCCAGATTTGCCTGGCGGCGCGCACGCACATCACGAATGGCGTGTTTACTGGCATAAGGAGAACGGTCTTTATTGACCTCCCCGACAGCTATCAGTAACGCTTCATGCCAGCGCATACGCTGGCCTTTAAGCTGATGAGTCCACCACTCATCGTTAAACAGACGGGCAATGGCAGAATATGCCTGCCTCGTGGTCATCTGCCCTTTACGGTATTTTTTCCAGTAGAGCGGGGAAATATTGAAAGCACGTGCAGCGCCAGCAACATGACCATAGAGGTGAGCCTGCGCCTCATCCGTAAACAGCGATTCTTTTTCGCCATGCGCATCCACCCAGGCATCGCTGAGTTCCTCATACATCATGAAAAGCTGCGATGAGATACGGGCAGCAAACTTTTTCAGCTCCTTGTCATTCATTCCCGGCAGGCGCGCATAGTGGTCACGCTCTGCCAGAAACAGTAACGACGCGTCGGTGTTCATTTCATGGCGCTGATTCACACGCTCAATGCGCGGCCATAAACGACGCTGAAAAGTGGATGTGAGGAAATAAAACCCGTGCACCGGGCTTTTATTGCGCCGGATGTAGTCATAGCGTGAAGTAAACAGCGAGCGCAAAAAGTAAGGCAGGCGGTTAATCGTGGATAAAACACCTTGCACCTGACGCATCTCGTCACGTGTAAGGGGTCTTTCGCGCCCGACGGCCTCGCGTGGCGCGTTCCATGCATAAGCACCGGTAAACGCCTTACCGGTGCCTGCAGCAAATGCTGACGGAGGGACAAAACGCCCGGAGGCTTTAACGGCCATATGAGCCAAAAGCCTCTGAACAACGCCTGCTGAGTTGCTCAACCTGCGCGTTTAAATCAGCAAAAGACTTTGCGCTTCCGGTCAGAATATCGTGATGCATCAGGCTGGAAACGAGCTGGCTTAATTTCGGATAATAACCAACCACCGCCAGCCATTCCTGACCGGCGTTTTTACCGCTTTCCGCTCTCTTTTTCTCGTGGAGAATAAACTGAAAGCTGTCACTGGTAACGACATAACGTTCGCCAATTTCAATACGAATACTCATGCCGTTCTCCGGTAATGTTTGTTTTTTGCTTCAAAGACTGACTGGCAGGAAACACAACGCGTGGCTGACGGATATCCGGCATGTTCACAAAATTAATTCAATTGGATGAATTTTCCGGGCAACACCCAATTCACGGACTGCCGCCACTGGCGGAGGCCAACCCTGAAATGACGTTCCTGGAAAAAGCAGAAATCGAAAAACTGTTAAATGTTTTGGCTGGTGATGACTTACTTGTCGCGCTTTTATGTCTGAGCACTGGAGGAAGATGGACGGAAGTTGCCACGCTAAAACCAGCACAGATTACAAATTGCAGGGTTACCTTCCTGAAAACCAAAAACGGTAAAAAGCGAACCGTGCCGATTTCTGAGGAACTGGAGAAAAAAGTTAAAGAGGAGGCCAGCGCCAAATTATTCAAAGTTGATTATGAGAAATTTTGCGGGATTTTACGCAGAGTGAAACCTGATATACCACCCAATCAGGCAACCCACATCCTGCGGCATACATTCGCAAGCCATTTCATGATGAATGGGGGCAATATAATCGCACTGCAACAGATTCTGGGACATGCGAGCATTCAGCAGACGATGGCCTATGCGCACCTTGCGCCTGACTATCTGCAAAATGCCGTCGCTCTGAATCCACTAAAAGGCGGAGTGACGTTATAA